ACGATTTAAACAGAAAGTTATTTGCTTTAGTTGAAAAGGTAGCAGATGCACCAAGTGTAGAACCAAAATCAACTGCAAAAGAAAACTTTAAAAAAACAAGTTCAATTTCGAGCTTAGAAGAATTTAGAAAACAAGTATTTAAATAAATTAAAAAACAATTAAAAACAAAAAACTATGGCATTTTCATTTGACACAATGACCGCATATGTTGAAGAAAACAGAGCGGACTTAATTAGCAAAGCGATCTTAGGCGCTAAAACTTTAGGATTAGGAGTTGATATCCGTACAGGTATCAAATCTTCTGAAAAAATTCCTGTATTAGAATCAACAGTACCTTTTCAAGCTGCTGCTTGTTCTTTTACAAGTTCAGGTACTACAACTTTTAGTCAAGTATCAATTGCAACAGTAGGCATTCAGTTTGCTGAGCAATTATGTTTAAATGACTTAAACACTTACTTTACACAAAAGTATTTACCAGCAGGTGCAAATATTGATTCATTATCAATTGCACAACAAATCATTGATAGAAAAATAGCACAAGTTGCTAAGAATGTTGAGCAAATGATTTGGCAAGGTAAAACAACTTACACTAACTCAACTGTGTTAAAGCAGATGAATGGTTGGTTAGCAACTATCGATGCAGGCACACCAGTTTCTGCAACAGCATCTACTTTAAACTCAACAAACGTATTAACTATATTTGATGATGTTTATTCAAAAGTACCAGCTGCTGCAATTGCAAACGAGCCAATCGTTGCTTTCTGTGGTTATGATACTTTCAGAATTTTAGCTGCTAAGATTACTTCTACTTACGGTATTTATGGTTCTCAATATACTACTGATAATGTTTGGAATAATTGGGAATTAATGTACCCAGGAACTAACATGAAAGTTGTTGCAGTACCAGGTATGAATAACGATAACGCAGTTGATACAGGTGTACTTCCAACAGCAGTTAAAAATCGTATTATAGCAACTTACGCTTCTAACTTAGTATACGGAACTGACTTACAATCTGACACTGATAACATGGAAGCATGGTGGTCAAAAGATGACCGAGTATGGAAACTTTATGGTGCATTTCGTGCAGGGGTAGCAGTTAAGTTCATTGACCACGTTGTACAATACACAAATTCTTAATAATTAACTAAGGGAGTGTAACAGCTCCCTTTTAAAAATTTATAACTATGCCTTGTAACATTATAGAAGGAATAACCTTAGACTGCCGACAAGGAGCTGGCGGTATTAAGAAACTTTATTTAACGGAGTTTGCAAACGTTTCTTCAGTAACAAGTTCATCAGGTAGTGTAACTGCAATTACAATGGCTTCAGGCAAAAAGTTCTGGACTGTTGAAGTTGAATTAGAAGATGCACAATTTGATGAAAATGCTACTGTATCAATTGAAAACGGAACTACTTTTTACGAACAAACATTAACTTTTAGCGTTTATAAAATGACTGCTAAAAACAGAAACATTGTTCGCTTACTAACACAAAACAGATTAATGGTTATTGTTCAAGATGCTGATGATGTTTATCATTTAGCAGGTGAAACAAGAGCTATGCACTTAACAGCAGGTACAAGTTCAACTGGAAAAGCAATGGGAGACAAAAACGGTTACTCATTAACTTTAACAGGCAAAGAACCATTGCCTGCTAACAAAGTAAATTCAGGTGTAATATCTGGCATTATTTAATTTCCTGTTCGTTTATATTGATTACTTTAGGGCTGCAAAATTGTAGCCCTTTTGTTTTTACAATAGTTAAAAATTTAGGTACTTTATAAAATATGCAAATCATAAACAAAGGACAAAACAACTTTTTAATTTTTACGTTAAGTGAAAAAGTTACTTTGACAAATCCTTATTACTTGTTTAGTTTTAAACATCAAGTATTAATGAGTTCAGTTAATTTTATTGCAAGTGATGTAAGTGGGTTTCCTACTCGTTTCAATAAGTTTTTAATAACTGAAACAACAGGTAGTGTTAATTTAACAAGTGGTGTTGTATCTTTACCCGAAACAGGATTTTATGAATACGCTATTTATGAGCAAACAAGTTCAAGTAATTTGAACCTTGCTAATGTTACAGGGCTATTAGAAATAGGAATGGTAAAAGTAGAAAGCACTTTGCCAATTTATAATGAATACGATAATCAAAGTAAAACGATTATAACTTATGGAGAATAATATATACGATGTAATTAACTTAAAACTACAGGCACATAAAACACCTGTATTTAAAGAAGAGAAATCAAAAGAATGGGTTATCTATGGAGCTGAAAGAGATGGTTACTACAATAATTACCCAGCTTATTTGTTATACCTTTACAATCGTTCTTCTAAGCATAACGCTTTTATTAACGGAAAGGTACTTTACATTTGTGGTGCTGGTGTTGGGTTTGATAGCGATAGTTTATCAATTGAAGATATAGCAAGAGCAAATGACTTTATCAATAAAGAGAATACTAATTTTGATACTTTAAAAGACATTGTAAAAAAATGTGTTTTAGATAAAAAGTTATTCGGTGGTTACTATTTAGAAGTTATTTGGAATAAAGCAGGTAACAACTTTGAGTTATTACATTTTCCTTATAACAATCTTCGTAAAGCAAAAGATGCTGAAGGTTATTGGTACTCTAAAGATTGGAGCAAACAAAAACAAACACCTGAAGATACAGACCTTGAGTATATTCCTTTATTTGATCCTGAAAAACCAACAAGCAGACAAATATTTGTAAGTAAAGAATACAGACCTGATTTAGATGCTTATCCATTACCTGATTATGTAGCTTCGGCTGTTTATGCAGAAGTGGATGTTGAGCTTTCTAATTATAGATTGAATGCTATAAAGAGTGGCTTCAATGCAGGCACTATTTTAAACTTTAGTAATGGCAGACCAACTGAAGAAGAGAAAGAAGAAATTGAAGCGCGTTTAAAAGAGAAATTCACAGGTACTGATAGGGCTAACAGCTTACTAATATCATTTAGTGGCAATCGAGAAACAGCGCCAACAATTGAACATTTAACACCTCAAAACGTAGATGCTCAATTGACTGAATTAAACGACCAAGTTATTCAAGAATTAATCATAGGTCATCACATTCCGAATCCAATGTTAGTTGGTATTAAAACACCTGGAGAATTAGGAGGTACTCAACAAATAAACGAATCATACGAGCTTTATAAATCAACTTACATAATTCCAAATCAAAGAGAAATAGAGAAAGACTTTAACTACTTATTGAAGTTAAAAGGATTTGGAAATCGTATTTACTTAAAAGAGTTAGACCCTATTGAAGAGCAATTGCCTATTGAAGAAAAAATTAAGGTAATGACTAAAAATGAGGTTCGTGAAATGTACGGATTACCTCCAATAGAAGAAGAAATAAAACCAATTGTTTCAAGTGCTATTCACAGATTTTGTGAACCTGAACTTGAAGATACTTGCTGCGAACATTCATTTAAAAGTGTTTCAGAGATTGATGAAATAATTGAAATCTTTAAAATGTTTGGTGAAGATAAAGATGCATTTGAATTTTATGAGCAAAAGTTTATGAATGAAGATGGCAAATTTGAATTTGCTGAAATTTCACCTTTAAGCAATAGTTTAAAAAGAGATATAGTTGCATTGTTAGATAAAGACCCATTAATGGAAAATAAGACAATTGCAGATACTTTAAGAATAAAAGAGGATAGAGTAGCAGACTTAATTAAAGACCTCGTAGACGAAGAGCAAATAAGCGTAAAAGAGAAAATAAGCGGAGGTGATAAAAAACTTATTCGTGTACCTAAATCTTCAGCAATTAGACAGGCAAATAAAATAGGTAATGAGTTTGAAGATTTTAAAATCATGTATTCTTACGAATGGAGACCAGGAGTTAAACCAAACAAAAGAAATAGTAGGGAGTTTTGTGTTAAACTTTTGGATGCAAATAAAATGTATTCGAGAGCGCAAATAGAACAGATAAGTAAAATAGTAGGTTGGGATGTTTGGAACTTTAGAGGTGGTTGGTGGACTCGTAAAGGGGGTGAAGCGCGTACACCTTTTTGCAAACATATTTGGCAGGCTAACGTTGTAAAAACTAAAAAATAATGGCAACAGTATTATTATTAACAGCAACATACATTAAGGACTACACATTTGTAGATTCAAATGTTGATGAAAAATATATTCGTATTTCAATCGAAGAAGCTCAAAAGATTCACATTCGTAACTATATTGGTTCGGGGCTTTACAATGAAATAATTACTCAAGTTCAAAGCGGAAGTTTAACAGCTTTAAATACTACTTTATTAGATGATTATATTATCCCAGCTTTAAAGTGGTGGACAATGGTAGAAGCTGCGCCATTCTTGACTTATAAGGTTACTAATAAGAATATAGTTAGAAAAAATAGTGATAACAGTACTGGAGTTGATTACTCTGAATTAAATCAGTTTATGAATTTAGTAACTGACAAAGCACAATACCATACAAATAGAATGATTGAATATTTGTTGGAAAATGCAAGTAGTTATCCATTATACGATAATCCTGGCAGCGGCTTTGATACTATTGTACCTCAACTATATGCTTACGATAATGGAATTTTCTTAGGTCGTAACAAAAGATATATTAGTTATGAAGAAAAATTTGAAAAAAGAAAACGCTACTAAGCCGAAAAAAAGCGGTTATAAGCTATTCAATAAAATTGAAATATTGAAACAATATTTGAATGATAACATTAAATCAAACAATAAAGAACCTAAATAACATTGCAAATGCTCACTATCAAATCAATTCATTTGGTAATGGTAGTGTAGTTGAATTTGCAACAAGTGGAATAACTAATTACCCAGCAATGTGGGTTGATTATGAAGCTCCACAGGTACAAGGTAATGCCTATGTTTATGTATTAAGAATATACATAATGGATAGGCTGATAAAAGGAAAGACAAATGAGTTAGAATTGTTTAGTGATATACAACAGATATGTTTAGATATTATTTCACAATTAAATTCTACTATTTACGGTTGGAAGTTAATTACTGATAACATCACTTTAAACCCATTTAGTGAGCCGAGATTTGATGATGAAGATGCAGGATACTATTTCGATGTGCAATTAAAACAGCCTTTTAAATATGACACTTGTCAAATACCTTTTAACTCAACAATTACAAACACAGGGACTTCAAATTTAGTTACAATAGTTGACCAAAACGGAAATGTTATAACTACTTTAGCAGGTGGTGAAACTTATCAAGTTTTGGTAGTTAGTACAATAGTCT